ACTCGACACTGACTTCGATGAAATTCTTTCAATGAATGTTGAGAAACTCAGTGCTCGTTATCCCGAAGGAACTTTTGATGTTCATTATTCTGAAAACCGTGTAGAAGGAGACGTATGATTACTCTTGAATTGAACTTACAACAAGCCGCAGTAGTTCGTCAGGCTCTGTTTGTAGAACAGAAGGGTTACACCCTTGACCCTACTTGTACCCCACCCCGTATTGTTGATATCCGTGAAATCATCAATACACTTGACAAAAAGATTGATGATATACTAGAATATGATACTAGTGGAAAGTGATTTATGACATACGACTTTTCTTTTGCTCATTCTCCTGAAGGATTTGATAAGCATATCAACGATAGTATTCGTGGTTATTCAAACCTCCTAGAAGATACTGTATCGTTCTCTCGATATTTTGTGGAGGACCATACGAAAGTTGTTGACGTAGGGTGTTCAACTGGTAAACTTACCAAGATGATTATTGCGAATAATCCTAATCGTGAGTATGCACACTATGTGGGTGTAGAACTTGCTGGTAGTTTCTATGATGAGCTTGAGGAACGTCACACTGAAATTCGTAAAGAATATCCTGGTGCATTGTTAGAGTGGGTTCGTGGTAATGTTACTAACTATGAGTTCAAGAACTGTTCTCTAGTAACATCACTGTTTACTCTACAGTTTATGCCCAAGACCACTAGACAAGATACGATCAATAAGATCTATAATGGTCTCAATGAAGGTGGTGCATTTATCTTTGCTGAGAAGTTGATGTGTGAGAATGCATTCTTCCAAGAACTTCTTACCTTTAATCATTATGATTACAAGAGAAAGACCTTCAGTGCAGAACAAATCATGGATAAGGAAAAACAACTTCGTGATATGTTGAAACCAAATACATGGTCTGAACTAAGAGATATGGTGATGACTGCAGGGTTCAAAGACTGTCAGATCTTCTGGAGAAACCATCAGTTCGTTGGAGTAATTGCAATTAAGTAATGTGTGGTATTATTGGTGGATTTGATATTCCACAAATCGAAAAAGGTTTAAACTCTATTATTCATAGGGGACCAGATAACCAACAGATTGTCCAAATGGAGAACATCTATTTTGGACATGTTCGTCTGTCTATCATCGATACAAGTAGTCAATCAAATCAACCATTCAAGTATGGTAATACTACTATGGTATTCAATGGTACTATTTGGAACTATCGTGAGTTAAGAAATGAGTTGAATATTGAAACAAAAACTTCAGGTGACACTGAGGTTCTTTGTGCTATATTGGATAGGTATGGTATTGATGGATTGAAGAAAGTTCAAGGAATGTTTGCTATTGCATTCACTCAAGGTGATGGTTCTATCACCATTGTGAGAGATCGTCATGGAGAAGTTCCACTTCACTATTCATTATTGAATGGTCTGTTTCCGTCATTTAGTTTTTGTTCAGAGATCAAGGGTCTTCTTGCCCTGGGTGAGAATGGACAAACAATTAAAATGTTAGAACCTGGTTCTTACATCAAGGTTACTTCTGATTATGGTGTTGAAGAAGGGTATTGGTATAGTATTAGAGACCACATTACAGATACATCTACCTGGAATTTTGATGAGTCTAAATCAATAGTTCATAGAGACATTATAATGGGTTCTCTTGAGAGAACTGTTGCTGATGTTCCTGTTGCTTGTCTTCTCTCTGGTGGTATTGACTCTGCAATTACTACTTTGGTTGCATCAAAACATATTCCAAATCTAGTAACTTATACTGCGGTTCATGATGAGAAGTCGAAAGATTTAATGTCTGCCAGAAAAGTTGCTAAATATTTGGGAGTTGAACTGAGAGAGGTCAAAGTAAAACCCCCTACTGTCGATGATATCAAAGATGTAATCAACACAATCGAGATGCCATACAAGGCTCAGGTAGAAATTGGTTACCCTTGTGTTCAACTAGCACAACGTATCCATGAAGATGGGTTCAAAGTGATTATGTCAGGTGAGGGTAGTGATGAACTCTGGGCATCCTATGGTATGAGTTATCACGGTATCAAAGACAAGGGTTGGACTGACTATCGTATTGGTTTATTCGGATCACAACATCGTAAAAATTTTACAAGATGTAATAAGATTTTTATGAAGTATGGTATTGAGTGTCGATTACCTTTCCTAAACACTCAATTAGTTGAGACTGCACTTGGTCTAAGTCAAGATATTGTCTGGGATGGTAAGTCAAGACCTAAAGCAATCCTTCAGGAAGCATTCAGAGATCAACTACCTGATGATATTATTGATAGGAAGAAGGTTGCATTTCAAGATGGGATGGGTATCAAGTCTTTATATGAAGATGTTGTTGACACCCCAAAAACATATTACACTACACAGTATAAGAATACATTCGCATGAAACTACCATATAAGTTACAAGATGTTTACGACGGTGAAGCTCAAGAAAAGTTTACAGTTATTTCTACCTTTGCAGGTGGTGGTGGATCATCTACCGGTTATCGTCTTGCGGGTGGTAAAATTTTGTGTATTAATGAGTTTGTAGAAGAAGCACGAAAGACTTACTCTGCAAACTATCCATCAACTCATATTGTTCCTGATGATATCAAACAGTTGGTGGGTGGGGACTTCCTCAAGATCACTGGTCTGAAACCCGGTGAACTGGATATCCTAGACGGTTCACCACCCTGTTCAGCATTCTCTGTGGCAGGGTCTATGTGTCGTGGTGAAGGTGCTAAACACTCTGATGGTTGGGGTAAGACGAAGAACTACTCAGACGGTAAGAAGGTTGAGAACATTGAAGACCTGTTCTTTGAGTTCATTCGTGTTGCCAAAGGTATTCAACCTAAAGTTATTGTTGCTGAGAATGTCAAGGGGTTGACAATTGGTGAGGCTAAGACTTATTATGCCAAGATTACTAATGCATTTGAGGAGATTGGTTATCTTGTTACATCAAAAGTAATGAGAGCTTCTTTTCATGGTGTTGGTCAAGGTAGAGAACGACTAATCTTTATTGCAGTTCGTAATGATATTGCAGATAAGATTGGTCTAAATGTTCTTACTGTATCTACATTGTTCCCTCCTACTTCACCCAAAGAAACTGTCATCTCTGATATTATTGACGGTGTGGAGAATGACCCTGAGGATGTAAATAGACTGACTGAACACATGTTGAACAGTAGTGTCTATCAAAGTGTGGTCAAGAAGATGCCAAAGAATCCCAAAAAGATTTTATCTGGTATGGACTATCATGAGAAGGGTCATTGTTTCAATACAAAGAGGGCATCATTCTTCAAAGCATCACCAACAATTACTGCGAGTGGTGGATTGATTCATTGGAATGAGGATAGAACTCTTACAGTTCAAGAACTCAAACGTATTCAATCACTTCCCGATGACTTCATCCTCACTGGTTCTCATTCACAACAATCTGAAAGGGTTGGTAGAATGGTCCCACCATTAATGATGAAGGCCATCGCAGAAAACATTTACAAAGAACTATTATCAAAACTATGAAAGACCAACCAATTACCGTAGAAGACTACAAAGAACACAGTCAAGAGTTCTTCGATAAGTATTTCTATGTTGCCAAAGAACTTGGTGAAGGTGCCAAGGCAGAAGACATTCTAAAAATTATGGAGTCTCTTGCTGGTGTTATTATGAAGAAACGAGTTGAAACTAAAGTGGGTCCATTTGGGTTTAATAAGAAGACTAACACACCAGATACGGAATAAATATTACAAAGAGTGAACTCATATGCTTTCTACTCAGTACAGACTCAAATTAGAATTCATCTGTAAATGTATTGCCAATGGCGAAGAAGTAAAACTAGATGATATGATCTGGGCAGAGAAACTTGCAAGGAGTCATACGACTGCTAGAGACTGGTTACAAAAGGCACGTCGTCAATCATCTCAGCAAATTGAAGAAGGTACTATGGATGATTTTATGAATAGATTAGGTTTGGGAGACCCGGACCCATCTAATCATAAAACGGGATTTAATGGTGCTGATGATATCAAGGACTGGTTTCAACAAGATAAACCATCAGACTGGCGCCAGAGGGATTAGTTTTTGGGGCAGTCAAGTGTAGAGGATGCGATTATTTACAGAGACAACTACAGAAAAAAATTGCAGGAGGCAACGTGACTAGAACTACTCGTAATTTACCTAACAGGTATCCTCTTCGTAATTTCAGCAATCATAATGAGAAATCTAAATTGTCAGAAATTCTCAATGATCCTGATGTTATGGAATTACCTATTGATAAATTATCTAGAATGAAAACTCGTTTAGGTAGAGGAGGTAGTTTACCTGATCCATGGGATGATTATGTGATCTCTGCTTATTATGAAATATTTGCAAAAAAAGGAAGCAACATGAATACTAAAAAGAACATGAACGATTTAATTTGTGAGGCAATATGAGACTATATTATGACACAATATGATTTTGGTGGACTTGAAAGACACCCGGTCAATATACTAAGATTGATTAGTGAGTTGGAAGGATCGTATCAACTTTGTAAATACCTGGGATTTGAGGATGACATGAACACTCTTGATGAAATGAAAAAACCTTACTATAAACTTTACTTTAAAACAAAAAGGGAGTACGATTCAAATGGATGACTTTAATACACCAGGAAAATCAACTGAGATAACTCCTGAAGTCGCAGATATCATAGTACAAACCCAACTAGATAATGTAACAAAAATTCTTGGTGGTAAACTTTCTCATTACACTGTAACTGACAAAACTACAATACACAAAAAATACGTTATTGAATATGAACACAATCACAAAAACCGAAGTTGAAGTTGTTGTACCAGAAGGTGCAGAACTAGTTGATGATGTATTTTATGTCTGGACAACACGTTATGGTATGTTCTCCAGTATGACTAAAGGTGGTCGTAAAATGCTTACTGGAGCTGATAGAGAGAATGTAATCATTATGACACGTTGGCATCTAAAGTGTGAACAGGAAGGTACATTACATCTATACACTAGAGTTGTTGGTGGTTCTTCTGTAGGAGTTGATTTGTGAAGTTTGAACTCTCAATGGAGGATTATACTATTATCCTCAATGCACTTCATTATTATAAGAAGGTGGAGAAGTATCCTAACTTCGCACACTTTGATGAAGAACGTATCAATAAGTTGAGAGACACCATGGCTAAACAATTGGTATGGGACCAGTGACCACATTTTTAAATTACATAACTGCATTCTGGTCTGTAGTTGTTATGAATTGTGTTCAACCTACAAACTGGAAAGCATGTCTTCCAGTACATGAATGGTTGATACCAAGTATCAAAGAGGGTGTTGAGATTTATCTCGACCCCTCTTCTGTGTATTCATCTGAACGAGAATATCTAGAGAATATAAATAAAGATATAGAAAGTAATGATTAATCAGATGTCTTCATCAATGCGTAACTTTATGGAAGCGTATTCCGCTGTTCATAACAAAGAAGCGAAAGAAGAGTTTTACTCTCACAAGGATGAAATCAGTGAGATGGACTTCTCCTTGATTAACCAAACCGAGTTGGATGATATTGCCGAGGAAGTTCTTGAAGAACTTTTCGAAGAAGGTTATAGTGTAGAACAGTGTGAAGCAATTTTTGAAGAAGTTCTCACAGAAGCAAGAGTAACTTACGGTAGTGATACTGAATCACCAAGGGCAAAGAAAATGTCCGCAGTGAAGTCTTCACTGAAAGGTGCCATGGGTAAGGTAAAGGAGAAGGCTGCAAAGGGTGCAGTTAAATCTTACGGTGCATATAGAAGTGCAAAGCAGTCTGCAACTGATAAGGCAAACAGATTGAAGCAAAGTGCAAGTAATGCATCTGCAGTGACTGTACGTAGAGCCAAAGATGCCAAGGCTGGTATCAAGTCTGGTATCAAAGGAATGATTGGTAAAGCCGCGAAGAAAGTTGGTGCTGCTGCCAATAAGGTCTCCAATAGAATGAGTGAAGGTACTGTTAGAAAGGATATTGGTGATATCTACCAAGCCATCTATGAGAAGAAAGCTGCCAAAGATTATGATGGTGATGGTGAAGTAGAATTCAGTAATGATGAGTACTTTGGTTCAAGAGACAAGGCCATCAAGAAGGCCATGGGTAAGAAAGGTAAGTGTGAGAAGTGTGGTAAAGATCCCTGCGAGTGTGCTAAGAATGAAGAATTTGAGCAACTTGACGAAATCTCCAAGAAACTTGCGAGAAGTTATGTGGAGAAGGGGATTGATGACCAGCACGCTTTGGATAAAAAGGCTTATGCCAAAGGTACAAGTGAGAAAGATGGTGTAAGAGCTCTGGAGAAGATTGAAAAAAGAGACAAAGGAATTGGTATGGCTCACGATAAGTTATATAAAGGAACACCCAATGAGATTGAGAGGAATAAAAAGATCAAAGTACCTGCTACTGGTAAAGATCCTGCTCATAACTATCCTCAGGATAAATCCAAAGGTCTCAAGGGATTTGTTAAGAGACTTACTAGGAAAGAAGAACTTGAATCTCTCCACCAGGCATACCTCTCTATGACGAATGAAGGTGAGCAACTTGACGAACTTTCCAAAGGAACTATGGGTTCTTATGTAAAGAAAGCATCTAAGGATGTTGAGAAAAGGTCCTATTCTCAAGGTGAGGTTGATGCTGAGGATGCCGAAATCGGTTATCCAGGTCAAACACCTAAAGATAAGAAGATTGATAAGAGGCAGAAAGGTATCGGTCGTGCTGTTGGTAAACTAACCAAGAAAGAAGAAGTAACATTCTCTGAAGCTGAACTGAAAGCCATTCAGACAAAGGTTGATGCATGGGATGTTGAAGAAGGTTATCAGCGCAATCCTGAGAAGGGAGAAGCTGAAGCAAGAAAGTCTGAAACTTCTGGTCAAAAGACAGAGAGAAATGTCCGTGATAGACTGAAGACTATGGATCCTAAGAAGGCCGAGGCAATGAAGAAACAGATGAGAGCTGTTGGATTGAATGTCTGATAGATGGATGTATTTAAATATCTGAGAAAGGCTGATGCCTACCTTGCCGAGAACGATGAGTCTCAGGCAAGGAAGGATGCTGAACGTGCTGGTGGTGTAACATCTAAATTCGGTAGATACTATGATAGTAAAGGTCAATATGTTGGTCAGGTAAGGGGTGATAAGTTTTTCCCCGCATCTCAAGAACCCTTGACTAGTAGGATGGCAAACTCTCCTGCAGGTCAAGCAGAGACTGAAAAAGAAAAGACTCTATCTGACTTTAGAAAAGACGCACCTAAACCAGAAGAAATACCATCAGTAACTGACCAACAAGCTAAGAATGTTCCTGGTGGACCATCTGCCACGGCATTAGAATCTGGTGACAAACAGACTGTCAAAAAGATGTTGGCTCGTGGACGAGAGTCTGCAATGAGTGCTAAGAGAAAGGCACAAATTGATCAACAAGCTGATGACATGATTGCTCAGGCTGATGCAGAAGCAGAAGAACAAGCTGCTGCAGAGGCTGAACAACAGGATACTGAACAGGCTGCACTTGAAAAGGAGATGGGAACTCCTCAAGGAAGAGTTAAAGAACCCGAAGAATTTAAAACACTTAATCAAGCAGTAATTGAAACTGGTAAGAATCTTGATGGTTCTGAAGCAAGAGGTGATGTTGACATTGCAACAGAAGAATCAATTCAAAGAGTAACTGACATTGCAAATGCTGATGTTGATGATCAAAGATTTGATAGTGGTCGTAAGGCAAATAAAGAATTCCAACAACATTACTCTCAAGATTCTGAATATAGAAGTGGTCTGAATACTTTAAGTAAGTCAGTTGCAAAGGCAAATGATAGAACTAAAGTTAATGAGATGATGGACGCCATCAATGAAGGTGACTACCTCAAGGAAATACAACTTACAAAAACTAGCTCTAAAACTGTAAGCGAGTTACTCTTAGATGCTGGTATTGATGTTAATGATGAAGAACAAGTAAAACAGTTTGCAAAAGCTTATGAGGAGATAAGTTCTTTCATTGGTGAAGATGGTTACTGGAAGAGAGGAGAAAGTCACGAACTTGTTGGTAGTAACTTGGGTTACTATGAAGCAAAACATATTGCGGAAAGAGATGATCTAAATCAATTAGATCCTGAAGGAATTCAAACCAAAGCATTCAATCTGGCTTCTGAAAATGAATCTGCATTGGCTAATATGGATCCTACTATAACTGATGCAGTCTTTAGTATCTTACCTACACCTTCAAGAGACTTTTTATCTAAGAGTGGATCACCAAAAACTTTTTACAATCCAAACGAAAAGAATCAACAAAGTAAAACTGCAAACCCAATAAGAGGATCAGCTGCTCTTCATATGTGGGCAATGCAAGATGGTAAAGATGCATATGCACTAAGTGGTCAAAGAAGATCACCTGGCGAATTCCAAGTAGAACATATTGTTCCATTGAAATCTGGTGGTAAAGATCACATTGATAACTTCGGAATGCTCTTGAGAAGAGTAAATGAACCAAGAGCTGACTTAGGTTTTGATAAGTTCCAAGAACAAGCAAAGAGAAAGAGAGATAGTATTGATTCTGATTTGAGTAGTCCAAAGACTAGAGCGAGATTAGAGAAAAACTACAGGGCATCTTCATTCAACTCTCAACTTGCACCATCACTTGGAGGAAGTGTTTCTTCTTTGATAAGTGATGACCTTATGAACTCTGTCAACTCAGGACTTGAGAGTAAGTTGGGTAAGGCATCATCACAAAAACTAAAAGTTACTTCAGAAGCATTCAAAGAATATCAGACTAAAATGTCTGACTTCTTAGAAAAGAATGAACTTGCATCTGATGCTCAGGTCAAAGATATGAATTCAGATCAAATCAATGGGGTGTTTGATATCATGAGTGAAAATCTTGGTGTCGATAAGACCAAGATGAATGATTATATGGGTAGAAATCTTATCAATAACTACGATGTTGGTGCAAGATACCTTATTAGTAAGGATGGAAAACTAGAAAGAGGTAGAGGTGGAACATCTCCTTCATCTGGTAACATTATCAACATGCAGAACTCTATTATGTCTGATGATAGTTTGAGTCCTGAGGATAAGACAAAGGCAATTCAAACTGCAAATGAACATCATCAAAAATTTAAGAAAACTAGGAATGATTATATTGATAATCCCGATAGTCCAGAGGCATATGAGAACTACTTGAGTGATGTAGCCACACAGATTGATTTCTTGACGGGTGAAGGAGACTCCCCACTGAAACCAGGTAGACAGTATGACAACCGGTTGACCCCATCTTCCAAGAATAACATTGACAACGACACCACGAATGGTATACTAAGCTTACTGTCACTGGACACGGCGTCAGTCACTGGTGGAAAGGACGCCTTCTCTCCTGGGTTTCAAAAAACTTCTTTGACTCCTGGAGCTCAAGGACATATCAAGTCTCTTCGAAAAAAATTAATTTCTAGTTATACAAAATCGAGTGGATTTAGTGAGGACCAGATTATGAATTCTGAGAGTCTTACCAAAACTCAAAGAAAAAAGATTGAACCAATCGTCAACGCATTAGAAAACATCGACAGAGGACTTGGACAATGATTGATATTGAATACCTACCAGAGACTTTACAAGATATATACCTGAGACTAATGGTAGATGCCGATGATGTTGGTATGTCATACGATGAAGTTATGATGTATGTTGAACAATTTGAGATGGATGAGGATATGTTGTTCTCATTTGTTAAAGAAAAGATTGAAGAGAATAAGAAGAAAGACGGAAAAGAAGTTATGGAGTCTCTGAAGAGATCTCTACGGGATCCATTGTCTTAATAAATACAACATAGGATATTGATAGAAATGAAAAGCTTCCTAAACTTTTTTTCCGAGGCAAGACAGACTAAGGCTTCTACAAGGGCAAGACAACTTGGTCTGACTGGTGACGGTCAGGGAAACTGGGTAGACAAAGCTGGTAATGTTGTAGCAAGAACTGAGGGTGGTGAACTTAGATTCACTGATAAGAAAACTAGTGGTAATGATCGAGAAGATACAAAGACTGCACAATATAAAGCACCTGAACAACAACTAAGTAAGAGAACTCCAGCACCAGAAGAAGAACCAAGTAAGAAAACTGGTGGTGAAGATGAAGAAGGTGGTGGTGGAGACCGTGATGGAGAAACTATAACTCTAGTATTTGGTAGATTTAATCCACCTACGATTGGTCATTTGAAACTCCTTGATGCCGCAGAACAAGTTGCAGGTGATGGTGACCTGAGAATTTATCCATCTAGATCATTTGATCCCAAGAAAAATCCACTTGATCCAAATCAAAAGACTGATATGATGAAGACAGTCTTCCCAGATCATGCGGATAATATTGTCAATGATGAGAGTATAAAGACTATCTTCGATGCACTTAAGTTGGCTGATGGTGAAGGGTTCTCTGATGTAAAGATTGTTGTTGGTTCTGATAGAGTTGGAGAGTTTGATAACCTAGCACAGAAATATAATGGTGAACTCTATGATTTTGAGAATATTGAAACCATTTCTGCTGGGGAAAGAGACGAAGATGCTGAAGGTGTATCTGGAATGTCTGCATCGAAGATGAGAAAGGCTGCAGCAGATAATGATTTTGAAATGTTTAGAACTGGTGTTCCTGATGTTGTAGATGATAAGACTGCAAAACAGATTATGAATACTGTTCGTAAGGCAATGAAAGTTGAAGAAGGTTGGTCTCTTTGGGAGATTGCACCTAGGTTTGATTGGAAGAACCTAAGAGAGAATTATGTCACTGGTAATATCTTTAAGATCAATCAACTGGTAGAGAACCTTAATACTGGATTGGTAGGTAAGGTTATTCGTAGAGGAACTAACTACTTGATCTGTGTGACCGAGAATAATATCATGTTCAAGTCTTGGATTAGAGACCTGAATGAGTATACTGAGGTCAAAATGGACCGTAAGATGAGGACATCTAAGAAACCAAACACTCTTACCGGAACTACTGGTTACTTTAAGAATGCAGTTGACATGACTCCTGGTTTCGAGAAGGGAGATAAAACCAATCTTCAACCTGGTGGCAAACCATACAAAGGACCTAAAACAAATATTAGGGAATTCATAAATACCTACAAGAGAAAACGTGTCTAGTTTGAAATCCATGAGAAAAAATTATTCAAATTGGAGAGAAGATCTACGTGAAGTAGTTGATATTGAATCTTCTGAACCAGAGACTGAAGCTAAGTCTGAAGTAAAGATTGGTGATAAGAAAGTAAATAATAAGATTGTTATCAATCCTACAATGAAGGAAGCCTTCGGAGAGATTGGTGCACTTGTACTTGAAGTCACTGAAATTGGTGAAGAACATTGTGATGATAAAGAGAAAAAGAAAAGGGATATTGAAAATCTTCAGAATGATAAAGATACCAAGGAAGGTAGAAAGCCTGGTAAGTTGAAAGAAGCAGCGATTCCTGATGTTGATGCTAAGATTGCAATGCTACGATTGAAGAGGGCTAGGTTGGAAAAGAAAGCTTCAAAATCAACACCACAAAGTCCAGCTGGAGAAGAAGTTCAAGAAAGAACTTTGACTCCTGGTGAGAAGGAAGAGAAAGAAGATATTGTCAAGGGTATGAAAAAGGGCGGATTTAAAAAAAGATATGGTGAAGATGCCAAGTCTGTAATGTATGCCACTGCAACCAAACTTGCGAAGGAAGAAACTGAAGATGGTTTGAGAGATAAGCGTCAGATGTATGGTGGTGTTGATGGTAGCAATCGTTATAACAAACCAGTTAGTAACACACCAAACACATTTGGTAAAAAGAAACCTGCAGGTGGTCCATCTGCACTTAAAAGAGTAAAGGCCAGCATCACTGATAAGTATGGTAAGGGTGCTATCATAGATACTAAGAAAAAATGAGAGCAGGTAATGGTGCATATACAAATTCAGCTGATGCTGTAGGTCCCTTTGCTGGATATGATAGGAGACTGTTTAAAAATCCAAATGATGACTTATTGTCACAGGATTTTCAGACAGCAGACGAGACTGGCCAGAATAGGTATAACACCTTTGCTTCTGTCTATCCCGTAATGAAAGTTTCCTTGAGTAACAGTCAAGGTGACGGACCATCAATTGACCAGATGGTGGATGCATCTACTCAATATGTAAATAAAATTGACGAGAGTAATTATAATAGAGTAAGAAAAAATTTCAATCAGTTCATGTTGGGGTCGCAAATTGATACTGATTGAATATATACTATAGTATAGAGAATCATCATGCTAGCATTCCTACTTCCACTTGCATCTAAAATCATCACCGATGCCGTTGCAAAAATTCCAGAGAATGAAGAACTCGGTGAGAAAATGGTTGAGATCTGTCTTGTTATTCTTTCTAAGGCAGTTAAGTTGACCAAGACTGATATGGACGATCAACTACTTGAAGTAGTGACTAAGGCAATCAAAAACCGTGAAGAGTGATTAAAACTCTCTCATAGGTTTTTATAAATAATTTGAAAGAACGTAACCTTTACAGGAAAAAGACATGGCACTTTGGGGTAATAACGACAATGTAGATAGCGTAGGAGCTGTCGTCCTAAATTATGATACCGGTGTTGTCACTGGAACCGGTACTTCTTTTGGTCAGACTGGTTCTGCTCAAGAGGGTGATGTAATTCGTTTTGGTTCGAAGGCCACTACGTATTTTGGTGATGCTGTAATTGTAAGTATTGCAAATACACAATCTTGTACTATTGGTAGTACAATGGCACTCTCCGGTGCTGCTATTGCTGGCGTGATATACAGTGTTTCTCAACTTCCTAAGTATACTGTTCTTGATTCCAAGTACAGTGAGAGTACTATACTTGACAATCCTGGTGACAACTTTGTCTATGGTGTCGAGAATGGTCCTGATCTCCTGGGTGCTAACACTCAATACAACGTTGATGCTGAAGGTTGGGTTGGTGTTACAACCTATATGGATAACGAAGGTAACTTGAGAGTCAAGAAAGAAACTCTGGTTGCCATGTCTGGTATTACAACTGGTAGTACTGCATACCCAACCCCCGGATGATAAATGCTTTTTAATGAATTGAATGAGGATAACTTTCTCCTCTTCGCTATTAAACATTATGAGAACCCACAAGCTGTCACTAGAGACGACTTTGATAAAGATCTAAGTCGTTTTAGATATATTAAAAGGTTACTTAAACGTTATAAGAGCACAGGTGAACTTAAGGTTCACCTTCTTATTAACCACTTTATTATTCTTTATAACATCTTTGGAGATGCAACAACTCCAATGTTGTTCTATAAGATTGATAAAAACCTTTGGTCTTGTATTAAAACATTTGTAATATTTCTAGATAAACTTCCAGACTATCCTAGATCTTATATACATGAGATCGAATTGGATCAGAATTGTTTAGACGCACTCAATGGAATCACCAATGGATAAGGATAAGATTGATAGGTTTGTAAATGCATTTCGTTCTGCAATGTATAATGAGTTCAGTGTCAATGAGGAAGGCATGGTGGCAAATCCTCCTGGGGGATCTGGTGGATTTAGTGGCTCCTCCCCTGCTGCTGGTCCTACTGCTGGTTACGACCCCACTATGAAATTGGATGGTCGTAATAAGTATGTGAAGAAAGCGATTAAAGATTTGATGGTTAGGGGTCAGAAGAGAAAAGAAAAGAAGGCTAAGAAAAAAGCATTAGAATTCAATCCATACTTCAAACCTCATGGAAAGTCATCAAATTAAGGTTGCAGTATTAGAACAAAAGATTGAAGATTTGAAGCCTATCGTTCTTCGAATCGATAAAGCAATAGAAAAATTGAGTGAAGTAAATACTACTGTGAGTCGTATGCTTGCAGTTCATGAAGAAAGAATATCAAAACAAGAACAAGTTGACGTTGTACTATTTACAAAGATTGACCAACTCCGTGATAAAATGGACGGGGATCATGACATGGTATTGCAAAGAATACGTGAATTAGAAAAACGTGTATGGATGGCAGTGGGTGGTCTCGCTGTACTGACCATTGGGTTGAAGGTCATGACTGCCTTTCCCAATGTCTTGACAAACACTCCGGTTGTCTCTACAATGGTAAGAACTGTTAGTAGGTGACATGGATTTTATTGACGAAAAATACATCATGCTCATCTCCGTCAGACTACCTAAATTCAAAAAAGTAAAACCCTACCTTTATAATTTCCGTTGTCCTTGCTGCGGCGACAGTCAGAAACAAAAGAACAAGGCTAGAGGTTATCTCTACCGGGTCAAAAATAATACTAACTATAAGTGTCACAACTGTGGAATTAGTGTGTCATTTAATAGTTTCTTAAAGGATCTAGATCCAGAGACACATAAACAATATATCTTTGAGAAGTTTAAAGATGGGAAGACTGGTAAAAACTTCGCGGCTGAAACTCCTGAAGATATTTTCAAAAAGGTTGAGACATCTAAACCTGAGTTTAAGGAGAAGATTGTGATCAACTTACCAAATGCATTTCTTGAATCTAGATCTAAAAATTACTTAGAATCTAGAGCAATATTTCGTGGAGAGTTCTACTATGCTAGAAACTTCATGGAGTTTGTGAATACAATCAAACCGAATACGTTTAAGACTACTCAGTTTGGTGAAGAACGAATCGTTATTCCTCTTATCAGGAATAACACACTTATAGGAGTTCAGGGTAGAGCACTCTCTACGAACCCTATTAAATACTTAACCATTATGTTGGATGATGATGCCCCTAAAGTTTATGGACTTGACACAATCGATAAAAGACTACCAGTCTATGTGGTCGAAGGACCCTTTGACAGCACTTTCATCAACAATAGTGTGGCTCTGTGTGGTAGTGACGGTGAAATTCGTGATCTTGAGAGAAGCGATAAAGTTTTTGTATATGATAACGAGCCCCGCAATAAAGAGATTGTTAGTCGAATTGAACGATGTATTGAACGAGGTGAAAGAGTCGTCATCTGGCCCACCACTATCCGAGAGAAAGACATAAATGATATGGTTCTATCTGGACATAATGTTCAAAAGATAGTAGAATCAAATATATACACCGGATTACAAGCAAAACTAAAATTCACAACCTGGAAAAAGATATGAGCAATGGACTAAAGGTTACTAAAAGAAATGGTAACATTGAAAAATTAGATCTTGATAAGATGCATAAGATGGTGGAAGTTGCCACCGCAGGTCTTGCTGGTGTATCTGCAAGTCAAGTTGAAATGACATCTGGTATTCAGTTCTATGATGGTATTACGACTGAGGAGATTCAGGAAATCCTTATTAGAAGTGCTTCTGATCTCATTGACTTGGAACATCCTAACTATCAGTTTGTTGCTGCTCGTCTACTTTTGTTCTCGTTGAGGAAAAGATTGTTTGGTAAGATGCATGAACTACCAAACCTGACAGATCATATTACTAAACTTGCATATGATAACGTCTATGATAAGGATATCTTCGTCAAGTATTCTCTTGAGGATATTCTTAAAGTAGAAACCTTTATTGATCATGAACGTGATTTCATGTTCACCTATGCCGGATTACGACAGGTTGTAGATAAATACCTAGTACAGGATAGGAGCACGGGTGAGGTCTACGAGACCCCTCAGTTCATGTATATCATGATTGCTTTGACAATCTTCCGTGATTACCCTAAGGAAACGAGACTATCATATGTCAAACGATACTACGACGCAATCTCCAAACACCGAATCAACATCCCAACGCCAATCATGGCAGGGGTTCGGACACCACTCCGTCAATTTGCATCTTGTGTTCTCGTTGATGTTGATGACACCCTCGATAGTATCTTTAGCAGTGATATGGCTATTGGTAAATACGTCGCACAAAGGGCTGGTATTGGTATTAACGCAGGCAGAATTCGTGGGATCAATTCTAAAATTAGAGGCGGCGAGGTACAACACACAGGTGTTGTCCCCTTCCTTAAAAAGTTTGAAAGCACTGTCAGATGTTGCACACAAAACGGTATCAGAGGTGGTTCTGCTACAGTTCACTTTCCTATCTGGCACACAGAAATCGAAGACATCCTAGTTCTTAAGAACAACAAGGGTACAGAAGACAACCGAGTGAGGAAACTTGACTACTCAATCCAACTTTCAAAACTTTTCTACGAACGTTTCATTGCGGATGGAGAAATTAGCTTGTTCTCACCGCATGACGTACCGGGCTTGTATGATTCCTTTGGTACTGATAGGTTCGATGACCTATATGTTGGTTTTGAACGAGATGAGTCTATTCCAAGAAAGACTATCGGAGCACAAGAACTCTTTCTAGATCTCCTAAAAGAGAGAGCAGAGACTGGTCGTATCTACATTATGAATATCGACCACTGTAATAGTCACTCTTCCTTCAAGGACAAGGTGAACATGAGTAATCTTTGCGTTGCTGGTGATACAAAGATTTATATTGAGGTTAATTTAGGAAAACCTGATATTTTGAACTTATGCGAATCAATTGCTACTGATTATGCTTCATCAAGAAATGATATAAGTCTTACTATTAAAATTGAAGACTTGCAAAAATTAATTGATAGTGGAGTTAAAATTGAAAATATAAAAGTTGCCTCTCATAGTTTTGATGAAAATTTCTTTAGTATGCAACCTATTACTGCTTTTGCTCAAACTTCACCAAAATCGAAGGTAATGCGAATTACTGATGAAGTAAGTGGTAAGAGTATTGTAGTAACTCCAGATCATAAAGTATTCACAAAAAATCGTGGGTATGTAATGGCAAAAGATCTGACTGAAACTGATGATCTAATGATACTTAGTTATATATAATAATAGGGAGTGTAATGTCTATATTTTATAAATAGTTATGAGATTACACCTCCTATTATGAAAACATATATTGTGTATAAAATTACCAATAAGAAAAATAGAAAATCTTACATAGGAAAAACTGAATACTCTTTGGAGCATCGTTGGAATCGTCATTTATCATCAGCAAGAAACGGTTCTAAATTTAGATTTCATTCTGCTATTAGAAAATATGGTGAAGATTGTTGGGACTTATCTGTGATTGAAACCTATCAAACAGAAGATGAAAACATTATTAATGAAAAAGAAACACACTTTATTAAACTTTTTGAAAGTGATACTAAAAAAGGATATAATGCCACTTCAGGTGGAACTGGTGGTTGGATGCTTCCCAGATGCTCACAGGAGGTTCAGGAAGAGTGGAGAAACAATATTTCTATAAGAACTACTGGTCGCAATAATCCAAACTATTCAGGACTCATTGATGAACAACTTATTGAAATTGGAGTAAAGTTTACTAAAAAGTATGGGTTTATTGGTGGCAGAAAAAGAATAGTTGAGTTTGCTTTTAATGAATTGAATGTAAAATTCCCAAAACATTTTTCTAAAAATAGATTTGGAGGAAACCATCAAAACTTTTATAAATGTATTGAAAATGAAACTGGATTGGTGTATAATCCTTATTATAGAGACGAAACTCAAAGAAAACTTGCTAAACAACTTTTAGAACAAAACAGGAGAAAAAATGCTAAAGATTGAATATCTCGAAGAAGAAATTCCCGTTTACGATATTACCGTAAAAGGAACACATAATTTCTTTGCAAATACCATTCTTGTCCATAATTGCCAAGAGATTACACTTCCGACAGACCCTATCAATCACATTGATGAGAGTATGCCTGGTGAGATTGCATTGTGTATTCTTTCTGCAATCAATGTAGGTAAGATTAAATCTGATGAGGAACTCGAAGATCTTTGTGATCTTTCTGTCCGTGGTCTTGAGGAATTGATCGACTATCAGGACTATCCTGTAAGGGCCGCAGAAGTAACCACAAAGGCCCGTAGGTCACTTGGGGTAGGATTTATCGGTCTGGCCCATTACCTGGCCAAACTGGGGTACGACTACAACTCACAGGAGGCATGGGATGCAGTCCATGGATTGTCAGAGTCTTTCCAGTATTATCTCCTCAAGGCTTCCAATCGGATTGCTCAAGAGAAAGGACACTGTGAATACTTCGGTAGGACTAAGTATTCCGATGGTATTCTCCCAATCGATACATATAAAAAAGAAGTTGATGAGATTTCATCACAGGAGTTAGTTCATGATTGGGAGGGTCTTCGAGCGTCTATCTCAAAATATGGTCTACGGCACTCAACATTGTCCGCACAGATGCCATCGGAAAGCAGTTCCGTTGTGTCAAATGCAACCAATGGAATCGAACCACCTAGAGACTACCTGTCCATTAAAAAATCAAAGAAAGGACCTCTTAAACAGATTGTTCCCTCCTATCAATCGTTGAAGAATAACTATACACTCCTATGGGAGATGAGTGATAACACAGGATATATCAATGTTGTATCTGTTATGCAGAAGTTCTTTGACCAGGCAATCTCTGGTAACTGGAGTTACAATCCAGAGAACTATCCCAACAATGAAGTCCCTGTTTCACAGATGGCAAATGACCTTCTGACTACATATAAGTATGGATGGAAGACTTCTTACTATCAAAACACCTACGACATTAAAACGGACGAGGTAACTGAAGAGAAGTC